ATACGCTAACTATACTGCCACTCTCTTCCCACAACGCAAGCCTGTGATCTGGGAAGCAAATGAATTAGACGCAGCCTCTGCCGCTAAGAGAGATGCAATCACCAACTACATGTCTTGGGTCATGGATCAACCGTCATTCAAGCATGAGATGGATAAGATCATACTAGATTACATCGACTACGGCAACTGCTTTGCTACAGTTGAATGGGTAGATGAACGGGTAGAACGCGAGGACGGTACAACCCAATCTGGTTATGTAGGCCCTTCCGTTCGTAGAGTAAGTCCTCTCAACATTGTGATGAACCCTACTGGCGAACAATTCGAGAAGACACCTAAGATCATCAAGTCTCTGGTCTCCATAGGAGAGATTAAAGATAAACTTGAGTCCTTGTCTACCGACGAGAACCATGAAGAATACACTGAACTCTACAAGTACTTGAAAGAGATTCGCGCTAACGCTCATCAATTCGATGGCGACTGGCAAGAGATGGACCGCCTCTATCAGATGGATGGTTTCACATCTTTCCGTGAATACCTCAAGTCAGGTAACGTAGAAGTCCTAACATTTTACGGCGATATATACGACGACGAGAACGACATCCTTCTCAAGAATCATGTCATTACGGTCGTAGATCGCCACAAGTTAATCGGGAAGAAGCCTAATCCTTCCTTCTTTGGCTACCCACCCATATTCCATTCACCGTGGCGCAAGAAACCCGATAATCTCTGGGGCATGGGCCCACTCGACAACCTAATCGGTATGCAGTACCGAATGGATCACATCGAGAACATGAAAGCTGACATCTTTGATCTTGTGACATATCCTGTCCAAAAGATTAAGGGAATGGTTGAAGATTTCACCTGGCAACCTGGCGAAAAGATATTCGTCTCGGAAGAAGGTGATGTGGAGCTAGTCTCCCCCGAAGTTAACGTTCTGAATGCTAACATCGAGATACAGAACCTAGAACGTCTCATGGAAGAGATGGCTGGCGCTCCTCGTGAGGCAATGGGTTTCAGAACCCCAGGCGAGAAGACTAAGTACGAAGTTCAACGAATGGAGAACGCAGCCTCTCGCGTATTCCAGAACAAGATTAAACAGTTCGAAGAGCAGGAAGAAGAGCCTCTCTTGAACGCTATGTTAGAATTAGCTAGAAGGAATATGACCGGTGCCACTGTCATTAAAGTATTTGATGATGACTTCAACACAGCCTCATTTCAATCGCTCACAGTGGAAGACATCACAGGGATTGGTAGAATTAAACCAGTGGCTGCCAGACATTTTGCGGAACAAGCGGAACTCATCCAGAACCTTACCAATCTAACTGGTTCAGGATTGTGGCCTACAGTGCAGATGCACTACTCAGGCAAGAAGTTGGCTAAGATCATCGAGACAATCTTTGGCTTAGACCAGTACGAAGTCTACGTCCCATTCGTGGGTATTACCGAACAAGCTGAAGGTCAGAAGCTAGTACAAGCTCTACAAGAGCAAGTTATGCAAGCTGGCAGTACAGCTACAGGAATAGGTGGCGATTACGACATGTCGCAAGGTGCAGGACTATCAAGTATGGCTCAGCAACCTTCCAACAATAAAATTGGAGTAACCCAGTAATGTGGACTAAGTGGACCTCACACTTACCCGAGCAAGAAAAAGAAGCTTTTAGAAATACAATTAGAGGATCGTCTACGGTAATCGACCGGTTCCGTAATATCCTCAAAGAAAGATTAATGGGTTTAGATGCAACAGAAGTAGACCCAAAGATATTCGGATCACCTGCATGGCCTTACCTACAAGCATCCATAGTAGGCCGGAAATCAGAACTCCGAGATATGATTAAACTCTTGACCATAGAGGATATAAATGACCCTTCTACTCAATAACGGTGACGACCAGGACCCGCAGATTGATCCTAACTTAGACTATCTCTCAGAGCTAGTCGGCCCCGGTAAGAAGTATGCTAACGAAAAAGAGTTAGCCAAAGCTTACTTCCATGCTGATAAAACTCTGGCAGTCACAACCAGGCGCATGGACCAAATGCGTTCTGACTATGACAAAGAACGTGAGCAAAATCTCACACGGGCACAACTAGAGGACGTCTTGACCCGATTTGGACGAACTCCCCTTGCAAGTAGCGAATTACCCCTAGCGAACGAAGACACAAACGTGAAGCCCTCCACAATTGATCCTGATCAGATTAAAGGTTTGATCTCTGACGAATACAAAGCTCTACGCGAGCGCGAGCGTCAAGAAGCAAACGAAGCATCTGTGAAGGCAAAACTCACCGAACGGTTTGGACCTAACTTCAACTCCGTTCTTTCCAAACACGCTGTAGACTTAGGTCTATCTGACGTAGATGTCAACCATATGGCCCGGACTAACCCCAGATTGTTCACCAGAACATTCGGCTTAGATCAACCGACCCGTAAGGATGGCCTCGAAACGCCCATGCGTAATAGCCAGTCTTTCCTGCCGACCAGCGGACCCGATCGGACTTGGTCTTATTACCAGAAGCTTAAGACAGATGACCCTAAAAAATACTACAGTCCCAAAATGCAAAATCAGATGTTGATGGATTACGACCGTCTCGGCGATAAGTTCGAAGACGGTAATTTCGATCAATTCTAATTTAGTGGAGTCTTAAACATGGCAAGTGGTTTCACGACCCTTACTGACACAGACCTCCGTAGGCTGCAACTCTGGAACAGAGACTTAAAGCAGTTACTACTGGACGATCTGATGGCCATGCGATTTGTTAAGAGTCTCACTGATTTCTCTGATGGCGTAACCTTGAACATCCCGACACTGGGTGAGGCAGAAACTGCCGACTTCAGTGAAGGCTTAGCTGTCAAGTACAACAAGATGGACACTGGTAACTTCACGTTTACCTTTGACCAGTATAAGTACTCAGCTAATGCTATGTCCGCGAAGTTCAAGCGAGATAGCTTTTACAGCCAGGAAGTCTTAAATGCCTTCTTGCCTCGACAGCATCGCGCCCTCATGGAAGCCATTGAAACTCGTATTTTCGATCGCTTTAACGCTGGCCAAACAGCCTCGAACGCAAACGTAATCAACACAGCGGATCACCGTTGGATTGGTTCTGCGGTCTCTGGCACAAATCGCGCAATGGGCTTAAACGATTTCGCAAAAGCTCGTTACGCGCTAATGAAGGCAAACGTACCCCTGACAAATATTTGTGCAGTGGTCGACCCTTCAGTAGCATATACAATCGCAACCCAGACTAACGTTGTAAACCTGCTCACGCAGGCCCCGCAGTGGGAGCAAATTGTTAATGGTGGACTAGAATCTGGCAACGTAGTTGGCAGTATGAAGTTCGTCTTTAACATCTATGGCTTCGACGTCTATGTGTCTAACTATCTTCCGACAGTTGGCGCAGAGACTATCAATGCGGTGTCTTCGGCTGCAGGAGCAGTCGCGAACTATATGTTCTCGGCTACGCCTGGTGATACAATGCCCATTATCGGTGGCTTTAGGCAACAGCCTACTGTCTACCAGGAGTTCAACAAAGACCTCCAGCAATGGGAATTCGTGACGTTCGCAGAGTACGGCTTCAAGGCCTACCGCCCTGAGAACATCATCACGGTCATCACCGACACTACTGGCGTTGTGGTCTAAGGAGGAATTATCATGGGTTTAGGTGTAAACTTTTTCGATGGTGACTCTCTCCTACGTAAGTATGGTACATCCAAAGCGATTCCAAATCGCGGTGGTGAGTACAAGACTTACGGTGACCTCCGTGAGTTAGAATTCAAGATTATCTTTGGAACTGCATCTGCTTTCGGCGCTAGCACCGTTGGTGCTGTCGCTACGACAGATGTGATCCAGAGTGATCAAGTCTTCTTCCCTCGCGCAGTCTTCGTTGAGGAAGTCCAACTTGAAATCATGGAAGTGTTTAATACTTTAACAAGTATTAGCGTTGGCATGGTTCAATCTAACGACCGCACCACCTTAATTGGTGCAGGCGGCGCAGGTTTTATTAACTTAGCACTTCTGGCTACGTTAACACCTGTTGGTGCACGTATTACTTATGTTGGCGGCAGTACTTCTGCTGGTACATTGGTTGGTACGGTAGCTATTTCGGCAGCGTCAACTTTCAGTGGTTATATCACTGCTAGGTTCGCAGGTACACAAGGTACAACTGGTGCGGCATTAGTTCGCATTAAGTATCGCCCTGTCAGTCCGTAATAACTAATAATGTGGAAGTTGAAGCATTTTATAGTTTCTGACTTCTTTACTCTAGCCAAAGCACAACTATGTCAGGCTAGGGACTTCCACATTTATACAAAAGGATAAATAATATGGTTCTGCCTAATCCAACTAATGTGGTTGGCATAATGAGTGTAACCCTCGCTTCTGGAGCAGGCGTGCCAACGCACGGGGCTCCTAAGGGTTCGCTCTACACAAATACTCTAGGGGCTGCAAACACAAGACTATACATCAATAGTGATGGTGGTACGTCTTGGGCTGCAGTTACTTCAGCGTAAATTATGACTAAAATTACTTTACAAGACGTATCGTCTTTTACAAATGAGGCGTCTGCTCTTGTTACAGTAAATTCTAATAGTAACGTTATCGAGATAGCGAGTGACAACTTTCTATCTCGTGACGGTACTACGCCCAATCAAATGGGTGCAGACTTAGATTTGAATTCTAATCATCTACTGAATATAGGTGATCCGCTAAATATGGGCGGAGGACGAATCATTGGTTTAGAAGATGGTATTGATCTAGATGAGCCCGTTACAGTAAATCAATTAAATCAGGTTATCTTAACTGGCGGCGGTGCACCAGGTACATTACCTTTCATCACAGTGAGTAACACCGGAGGTCTCTCTGCTGAGAGAGCTTTAGCGGTAGGGACAGGCCTTACTTTAACTGATGGTGGCGCAAACAGTACAATAACTGTTGCTGAAGATATCACTAGTGGCAGAAACAAATTACATCCTACTTCTTCTACAGACAATGCTGTAACTAGGTTCGATGGGACTACGGGTGACTTACAGAACTCTGGCGTTCTTATCAGCGATACTAACAACATAACTGGAGTTGGTACTTTAGCCACTTCCGGTAATATAACTATGTCTGGCACGTCGTTGGTATTAAACGGCGCAGGAAGTGTTGGTATAGAACTTGGCCGAGTAGACGGCACTTCATCTACACCTTTTATTGATTTTCATTCTGGCTCTACAGCTGTTGATTACGATACGCGTCTTATATCGGGGAACCCCACGGGTGTTGCAGGTGGAGGTCAACTACAGCTAGATGGTGCGTCTATCAGACCTACAAGTAATGACCAGGCATCTTTAGGCGTTTCAACTACATCTTGGTCTGATTTATTCCTAGCCGATGGCGGCGTAATTAATTGGAATAACGGTAATAACACATTAACGCATTCATCTGGCAATTTAACCAACAGTGGTAATTTCATAACTACGGGTAATTCTACAACTACTGGTAGTTTGTTTGCAGATGGTTCTGTTGCGTTTAGAGGAGACATATCTCCTACTACAATTAGTGCAGATCAAAACGATTACAATCCTACGGGATTATCGACAGCATCTACAATACGTCTCACAGCAACTGGTACATTTAATATTACAGGGTTAGCTGGTGGCGCTGATGGTAGAATAATCATTCTACACAATGTCGACACCGCAGATGCATTGATCCTAATAGATGAAAGTGCATCGTCTACAGCAGCCAATAGATTTGCTTTAACCGCTAACCTAACTCTGACACCGGATACTGTTGTTATGCTTCAGTATGACTCCACCTTAAGTAGGTGGCGTTCCATTGGAGGCACGGGGGGTGGAGGAGGTGGCGCAGCTACTACAGAACCTTTTGTTACCATTGGTAATACCGCAGGGTTGAGTGCAGAACGTGCACTTACTGCGGGAACAGGGATTACCTTAACGGACGGCGGAGCTAATGGCAACGCCACTATCGCTAGCGTTGGTAGCCTTCTTCGATCAACCCTTTTCACCTCAAATGGTACGTGGACTAAAGGTTCTAATTGCCGTTTCATCCTTGCAATAGCCGTTGGTGGAGGAGGCGGTGGCGGGACTTCTACTGGTAGTTTAGGTGCCTCTGGTGGTGGCGGAGGTGGCGGAGGCGCAATGTCAGTAATTGACGTTACGGCCGTCTCGACTTACGGCATTGTAATTGGAGCCGGTGGTGCGGCTAACAGCGCTGGTGGTAACACTACAATTAATACGACAACAGTCGTAGCAAACGGTGGCGCTGGCAGCTCTAACGGTGGCAATGACAATCCCTCAGACGGTGGCGCGGGTGGTACTGCAGGTACAGGTAATATTACTTTTCGCGGCGAGCCTGGAGGGAATGGATTATCTGGGTTGACTGGAGGTCACGGCGGCACAAGCTTCTTTGGTGGTTCAGGTAAAGGGACGGCAGTTACTACAAGTACTGCTGGTGGCAATTATGGAGGTGGCGGCGGCGGTGGCGCAGGAGGGGCCGGTGGTTCGGCTGGTTTTGCCGGTGTAGTCTGGATATTGGAGTTTGCATAATGCGCGGTGCACTTATTAAAGATGGAATTGTTATAAATATAATGGAGTTACCAGAGAACTGGACTCCTGAATCAAAAATATGGCAGCCTCCTTCAGATTGTACGGTTTCTTTGGATCCGGAACATACAGAGAATTTTGGGGAAGTCTTACAAACCCCAGTATCAAATAATCCAGTATTATCTAAAACAGAAATGTTAGAAAAACGATTAGGGATGACAATTTCAGAATTAAAGGTTTTATTAAATGGCTAATGTCGAACATTCAGTATTAACAGGTACAGACTTACACGAGTCTAAGGGTGTTGCGGCTGCAGCAGCTAATAGAGTTTATGTAACTAACGGCGCAGGTAGTGGAACATTCAGTCAAGTCCCTGCGGCGGCTATTGCATCAGCAGGCGTCTTAGTTTTTCAAGCTCAGCTATACCACATTAGAGACGAACGAAGTTCGGGGACTACAGGAGATAACCTAACCACAGGCACTTGGAATACACGAACACTTCAGACAGAGAAGACAGACGAATTAACAGTAACTACATCAGGTAATCA